GATGTATGACGACCTGCCAACATGGTTACGTCCGAGAATAGTAGAAAAGAATAAACACTCTCTATACCTATCTACTGGCTCTCGTGTGAAGTCTCAGCCTGCAGGAGCTGGACGTGGTGAGTCAGTGTCACATCTAATAGTAGATGAGGCAGCTTTTATTGATAAGATGCGAGAGTTTTGGGCAGCGATATACCCTACTATTTCTACAGGAGGAAAGGCTTCTCTAATATCCACTGTGAATGGTATGTCCAATTTATATTACGAATTGTATCGAGACGCAGAGCAGGGAAATAACTCATTTAATATTATAGATTTACATTGGAGAGAACATCCAGATTACACCGAAGCGTGGGCTAAGGAGAATAAACCTATTATTGGACAGAGAATGTGGGAACAGGAGTACGAATGCTCCTTCTTAGGCACTGGAGATACTTTTATAGACCGTCATACCTTGGCTCGATTAAATGATAATATTCTGGATTCCTATCTTACAAAGCATTCTAACAGTATGAGGATATGGAAAGAGCCTGACCCGTACTCAGAATACCTATTAACTGTAGACGCATCATATGGACGGGATAAGGACTACTCTGCATTTCATATTATAAATTTATACAACGGAGAGCAAGTAGCGGAGTTCTATTCTAATAAGACTCCTTTGGCTGAGTTTGCACGAATTATACATACTGAGGGAGTAAGCTATAACCTAGCCCACATAGTAATTGAGAGAAACGGATTAGGGATACCCCTTCTTCAACAATTATTTGAAAATCTAGAATACGAAAATCTCTGGATGGACGATAAGCAAGAGTTTGGGTTTCAAATGACATCCAAAACGAGAGAAGAAGTTTTAAATTCTTTAGAAGAGAGTTTACGAACTTCTACTTTTAGAATTAATTCAGACCGAACTGTATCTGAACTTAATACTTTTATTATAACTGAAACTGGTAAGGTCGAGGCTGACAAAAATTATCATGACGACTTGGTAATGAGTTTAGCATTGGCTGCCAATGTTTATAAAAATTTACATATAAACTTACCCTCAGACTTGGGTAAATCAATAGAAACTAAAACAAAACCTGAAATACCCGGTTCCATATGGGTATCTACTACAGGTGAGGAAGAGGATACATCATGGATTCTGAAATAAATAACGAAAACGATAACTTGACAGAGGCTCTAACGGAATTTCCGGAACGGAGACAATCAGCTAGTCTGGAAAGGGATAGAACTAGTCTATCCTCATTTTTCAGCAAGTACTTCGCGGTACGAGGTAGAAAACATTCAAAAGGAGGTAGGTTAGCAGGTGATACTATTAAGTCTACCGACCTATTTAACGACATTCCAGGTATAGGAATTAGTAAGGGGATGATTCATCTGCCACAGATTGAATACGATAAGAAGAAGAGGTACGGTGACTTTGAAAAAATGGACGAGTTTCCGGAGATTGGCGCAGCTTTAGACATTTACGCTGATGACGGAACACAGAAGCACCTGAACGGAGATATTCTACATATTAGAACTCCTGAGAAGGGTGTAAGAGCGGAGGTCGAACATTTTGTTGAGATGTCCAACTTGAAACAGTATATTTGGGATATCTTCAGAAACGTTTGTAAGTATGGTGATTGTTACATAGAAAACATTGTAGACCTTAATAACCCTGTAGCAGGCATCCAAAGAATTAAAATTTTAAATCCTAATTACATAACTAGGGTTGAGAACGAATACGGATACCTTCAAAAATTCCTACAGGAAGTTCCAGATATGAAGTCTGGTGGTATGTCAGACCCTCAGTACGGTAGCGCAGCTGCAGGTACTGGTAAGTTTCTAGATTTGAACAAGGAGCAGATTACACATTTTAGAATTCATACATCTGATGCTAACTTCTATCCTTACGGAAAATCTATCATATTTCCAGGTATAGCAGCGTGGAGGTCTTTAAAATTGATGGAAGACGCCATGCTAATCTATAGATTGGCAAGAGCTCCAGAGAGACGAGTCTTCTATGTTGATACAGGTAACTTGCCTACTTCTAAAGTAGAGATGTACATGGAGCGCTTAAAGCAGAAGTTTAAGAAAGAGAAATTCTTTGACCCTCAATCTGGACAAATGAACGAAAGATACAATCCGTTGTCTACAGATGAGGACTTTTTCGTACCTGTGAAGGGTAAAGGTAATGGTACTAAAATCGATACTTTGCCAGGCGCTCAAAACCTAGGTGAGAATGATGACGTTAAATACTTTAGAGATAAGCTTTTAGCAGCTTTGAAAGTTCCACAAGATTTTATTGTAGAAAAAGAGCAATCTCCAGAAAGAAAATCTAATTTATCCCAGCTTGATATAAAATTCTCTAGAGCAGTAGGTAGACTTCAGAGAGAAATTGAGCTAGGCTTAAACACTATGGTTAAGAGACACTTAACTCTCCGTAACTACCCGAAAGAGTTGGTTCGGTCTGTAGAAGTATCATTATGCCCTCCGTCTGATTTGCAAGAAAAAAGACGCTTAGAGTTAGATGAGCAGAAAACAAGAGTGGTACAAGCAGTCAAAGGTTTGGAAATGTTTCCACCTGATTACATATATGAGCATTATTTCAATATGAATGAAGATGAAATTCAAGATATTACCAAGCAAATGGACGCTATTGCTCAAGAACAGCAAGAAGCTGAAATGGCTCAACAAGCCGCTATGGCACCTCCCGATGTGGGAAGTGACCTAGGAGGAGATGATATGGGACAGGAGCCCATGGATGGACCTCCAGTATAATTTAACAATTTACTACAATTAATAATAATTTACAACGTATATAAAATAGGAATAAAGACATGCTCTTAGAAAATAGAAATAAAAACCTTACCAATCTGCACAAAGCTGCGGATTACCTTAGCCGTTCACTACGGGAAAACTTCAAAGTATTCTCAGTTGAGTCCTCAGAAAATAAAGTACAATTTCTTTCTGAGAATAACAACTTGATTACTTGCAACTATGACGATTCAGAGTCAAAGATAAAGCTTTCAAATTTAAAAATTGATACTGTAGATAATTACTTATCTATCGATAGAGTAGACAGTATCGTATCTGAAGGTATCTCTGGGTTTGTAACAGACTTACGTAACAACCGCTTCGACAAAGCTGACACTTCTTTTAGTGATGTTTTAAGCTTGTTTGAAGATAGAAACAATTTGGATACTCTTCGTTACAAGTTTGAAAAGCATCAGGCAACTTTTAGTGACAATACTACAATAGTTGAAACTTCTGAGTACAAGAAACTACAAGAGGTAAAGGATAGCTTAAAAGCTTTCATTACTGAAAATAAGGATGCATTGTTGGAGAATAAAGATATTTCTGATAGTATAGGCATCACTAATGCTATGTCTAAGGTTTTAGGTTCTCCTGAATCTGTAACTTTAGATACTCTTAAAGAATCACGCTCACTAGATGTGGATTTGAAGGACGGTAATAACCTTTATGAAATGGTATGCCAGCAAGAGCTTATGAGACAAGAGCTTATAGAGTCTAAGGAAAACTTCTCTGGAGCTTGGATGACTTGTGAGCCTTTGCAAAAACTTTCTTCATGCATCTTCTCAGATGAGAATACTCTTAAAGAGAGTATTGCAGAAGTAATTGAAAATGTTCCTTACTTCAGTTTCGCAACTAAATCAGATTTGAATGAAGTATTTACTTCTATCTATGAAGTTAATTCAACAGACACAATCTTAAAGAAGGATATTAAGTCTTTTGTATCTAAGATTTTTGAAGCGAAGAAGCCTGTAAAGGAAAAGCTAGTAGAATTGTTAAGTAAGAAGTATGGCGTAAACGTCTCAAACCTAAAATTTGTACCTACGTTTAGTAACTTGGCTAAAACTCAATCGGTCTTCTTTGAAGTTCTCTCTATGTGTATGGAAGAAGGTATCCTACAGGATGTAACTTCTGATTTCTCTAAAATGATTAAGGGGAAAGGCGGAGTGGAAGTATTAGATGTAAATGATATAATTAAAGAATGCTCTGACTCTCCGCAAGGTTTGCAGGAAAATATGTTAGTAAATTATGTAGACATCCCTAGATTAACTCAAGACCTCTCTCAGGTTATTGATGTTTTAGGTGCTTTAACTTACACTAACACATCCGAAATGGGTGGTGATGAAATGCCTGAAGAGGAGATGCCTGAAGAGGAGATGCCTCAAGAAGAAATGCCTCAAGAAGAGATGCCTGGTGAAGAAATGCCGGGTGAAGAAATGCCCGCAGAAGAGGGGGGAATGCCCGCTGAAATGGCTGGAGAAGAAATGCCGGAAGATTCAGAGGCTCAACAAGTACCAGCTGAAATGGGTGGGGAAGTCCCTGCAGAAGAAGAAGCGGTAGTTGGAGACGACGCTGATAGCGCAGTAGGTCTTGGAGGCGGCACAGACGCTCCTTTGGACAAAATCATGGCTGACCTATCTAAAATGCTAGGCATTCTAGGTGGAGGTCAAGAAGAAGAAGAGGAAGAGAGCCTTCCTGCTGACCAATACGGCTCTTAATCTAGCAAGTAACCCTGCTTAAGCCATCTAGTTAAAAGCTTTTGATGCTTAGAGTATAAGTTTAAAATATCCATAACTGTATACTCTAAAACCCTAACTGAGTCTTCTGTAATTACAGGAGGCTCATTGCTTTTTAATTCACTAAGTCTATCAGCAAGTGTCGTAAGCAGTTCAATGTCACTTTCGGACATTGAATTAATTTTCGTCTCTTTAGTTTCTCTTGATTCCATGAAATTCTATATTAAAATCTAATTGATTATAGGCATCTACTCTAAGTTTAGAATGTTTACCTAGGTAAGGAGCCTTATCTATAAAATCATATATAAATACTTGATTCTTATTGTCGTGCTTTCTTAAAGTACGTCCTAAAGCTTGAATAGTAGATATTTCAGATTTTAACCCTCTAGCATTAATTAAGTGAGTTAACTCCGGAATATCTATCCCTGTCTGAAATATAATAGTCCCAATAATAACAGATGGACCTTTTTTATTTAAAAATTCAGATAACACCTTATCTCTCTGCTCTAGGCTATCTTTACCTTCTAGCTGAAACGAGCCTGGTATGTTATCTTTAAAGTACTTGGCATGCGATAAATTCTTAGTCAATATAAGTATTTTAGCATTATCATCCTTTACATTATCCACAATTTTTACAATAAGTTCGTTTCTGCTCGTGTTATTAATAATATGGGAGTCATATATTTCTGCATACGTCATCTTTTCAGTCTCTAAAGGGTCTACGTCCGGAAGTTCAATAAGCTGAATAGATGGTACGGTTAAGTATCCTGACTCCACTAGCTCTTTAGCTGTTACCTCTTCTATCTCCTGCCCTAGGAATGAGGTTAATGTTAGTTTTGAGAATCTATCTTTTGGAGGAGTAGCTGTTAACCCTATTCTATAACTTGCTTCAGGGAATGAACTTAGAACCTTCCTGGCTACCTTACCTTTGGCAAATTCGTGAATCTCATCAAACATAATAAACTCAGAGGTTTTTAAGTGGGTATCTATAACCTTATCAATAGACTGGATAGTGACTAACGTAAGGGGTTTAATATCAACTCCATCTCCAAAGGCTACGCCATGCTCTATCCCACATTTCGTTAAAAATTCAGATGTTTGCTTGAGCAGTTGTTTCTTGTTAAAAAATAATAACCCCGTCCGACCCTCTAAAGCCTTTAATATAGCCGCTATAACTATAGTCTTACCAGCGCCCGTAGGAGCCTTAATAATACATGATTTCAACTCTAAAGCCTTATCTATTAAGGCTTTCTGATAATCCCTAGGAGTATAATTAGGTAAGCTTACGTCCTCTAACTTCATAGTCTTCCTAGAGTCATGCAGAGTGTAATCTTCCTCTAAATAGTCTAAGTCCTCTAGAATGCTATATAACAAGCCAGTTCCGAATTTACCATTTGAAGGGTTAAAGAAGTTGGAGTTACCATCCCAATGACCTCTCTTATACGCAGGAGTAAACTCGTACCCTGGCGCTTTACAACTGTATTTTTTACCTAAAGCACTTAGAAGTTTCTTATTAGAAGTTTTTAATTTTGAGTAAATATTAGAAATATATATTTCCATAATTTTTTTAATTTATCTATTATAGATAAAAATACTAAATTTTTTTAAAAAACTATGACTGACAATCGCTCAATAATCGATATAGCTCAAGC